CGCCTCTCAAGCCCCGAAATGGTCAGAAGATGATGGTATTATAGTGAAAAGGCCCTCAGTCTACCAAGAAGCCACCGTCGAAGCTTGGGGTTTAACGGATGGTCAGCCTACTTCTAAGCATTTTTCAGTCCTAAACTACGATGATATTGTTACGATTGACTCGGTAAGGACCCCAGAGCAGATAAAAAAGACCGACGATTGCTTCAAAATGAGTGTAAACCTCGGTACTGATGGGGGTATCCAGCGGGTTATTGGGACAATCTACCACTTTGACGACCAACACGTGAAGTTAATGGATGAGGGCGGCTGGAAGGTGAGGATTAGGCCAGCCGAAGACCCCAAAACTGGCGAACCGACGTTCCTTTCTGAGGAAAAATTAAGAATCAAGCGCCAGCGCCTGGGACCCTACGTCTATAATTCTCAGATGCTCCTTAATCCTACCGCTAAAGATGAGCAAAAGTTCAGATATGAGTGGCTAAATTGGTATCGGACGCTCCCGGATACTTTAAGTAAGTATCTCGTCTGCGATCCGGCTAACGCTAAGAAGGAGAAAGCGACTGGCTCCAATTATACAGTGTTCTGGCTCTGGGGATTTGACTTAGCCGGGAATATGTTTGTCTTAGATATTATCCGGGACCGCCTGACCTTAACGGAAAGGTGGAAGGCTCTTAAAAATATCCGCTTAAAATGGCCTGGAATCTTAAGAATTGGCTACGAACAGTACGGCATGGCTGCTGATATTCAACACTTCGAAGAGATGATGCAGATTGAGGGGACTTATTTCAATATTATAGAATTAAAGGGCACAAAACTCACGAAGATGGACCGAATTGCTCGGTTGATTCCCAAGTTCGAGCAACGTCGTGTGTATCTTCCTGAGCGTCTGTCATTTATAAATAAAGAAGGGGAAGAACAAGACCTCATTGATATATTTGTTAAAGAAGAATATCTCAAATACCCCTTCTCCCGCTTCGATGATATGCTGGATGCGGCCAGTCGTATCGAAGATGAAGTCCTCGAGGCGACCCCACCCATTGATGACTTCGAGGAATATGAAGAAGTCTACGACCTCGATGGATTTTTCAATCGGCCAGAGCGTGAAGAGATGACTGGCCGCAATCCCTGGACTGGTTATTAGTGTGAGCGATCTGTGGAAAATCGTCTTAGCAAGTATCCTCACATTTTGTGTTACTTTGTTAGGGCTATGGCTCATCGTCATTAAAGACCACCAATTCATGAAGGCTAACGTGGAACACGTTTGTAGTCAACAAGTGGCAACCTGGCAGAAGCTGGGGAACCACACTGAACGCATTGTGAAACTCGAGACACAATTCAGAGATATTCACGGCAAGGACTCCGATAAATGACTACAGAAGTAAAAAGAAGTAAAGAATGGCTAACGTCAGCCCCTGAGCAATTGAACTTAGCCACACACTTGAGCGAAGAAGAGCTAAATAAATTAGCTGCCGAAGTAATTCGCACTGAGCAGATTGATAGGGCTAATCGTGCTGACTGGGATAGACAATCTGAACGAGCCATGAAGTTGGCTAAGCAAGTATTAGAGACAAAGTCATTCCCCTGGGAAGGGGCATCCAATGTTAAGCATCCACTAATCACCATCGCCACTATTCAATTTGCGGCCAGGGCTTATCCAGAGATTTGTAAGAGCGGAAATATTGTTAAGACTCAAATAACGGGAGATGAAAAGCCAGCGCCAGTCGTGACACCACCTCCTGTCCAAGGTCAGGGCCTAGACCAAGGGCAGATTACCCAAGGCCAGACAAATCCGATGGGTATCCCTCAAGGTGTATCCCCTAACACCCAGGTGCAACCACAGCCGACGGCTGGTGCTGGTTTACCTATACCAACAACCCCTTCGCCTCCTTCAATGTCTACGAAAGGTGGAGAGAAACAACAACGGGCTGGTAGAATTCAAGCCCACATGAATTGGCAGTTAACACAAGAAATGGCTGACTGGGAAGCAGAGATGGATTCTCTCCTTCACGTGATACCAGTCACTGGACAATGCTACAAAAAGAGTTACTTCAGCGCCCTGGCAGGACATAATATTAGTGAATTAGTACTCCCCGATGATTGTGTGGTTAGTAAAGGACGGAGCCGGGATATTAAGAAGGCCCGTCGTATCACCCATCGTCTCTGGGTCTACATAAACGAAGCCATCGAGAAGATGCGAAATGGTACTTGGTTAGATATTGACCTTGGCCCAGCCCCTTCGACTGACTCAGATACCGATGCCCCGCATGAATTCCTCGAACAACATTGTTATTATGATCTTGACGGGGACGGCTATAAAGAACCTTACATCATTACAGTACACAAGCAAACCTTGAAGACAGTAAGGGTGGCCGCTCGGTGGTCTAATGAAGATGATGCCGTTACCTTTAACGAGAAGGGGCAAGTAGTAAAGATTAAACCTGACCATTATTTCACCCACTACGGCTTCATCCCTAACCCAGATGGGAGCATGAATTACCTCGGCTTTGGGCAGTTACTCGAGCCCCTTAATGAAGCAATAAACACAAGTCTTAACCAACTCCTCGATAGCGGGCATCTGGCAAACGCTGGCGGTGGATTCATTGGAAAGGGTGTTCGTATCCGTGGTGGAGTATTCACCTTCCGTCCAGGAAAGTGGCAGCTCCTCGATGTTCACGGGTCAACACTTAAGGAAAGTATATTGCCCGTCCCGAGGAATGAGCCTTCTACTGTATTATTTCAGCTTCTCGGATTCCTCGTCACGGCTGGTAAAGAAATAAGCAGTGTTCAAAATATCCTAACCGGCGACATGAACTTAGCCGCAAATATGCCAGTCGGTACGGCCATGGCCCTCGTTGAACAAGGGCTTAAGGTATTCGTAGCAATCTACAAGAGGATCTACCGGAGCCTTACTGAAGAATTTAAGAAGTTATATCTCCTCAACGCCCGATTCCTTGATCCTAAGGAAACCTTCTACGTAAGTGGTTCAGATGAATCTTTAGTCTTCAGGAATGATTACAGAGCTGGGGATACTACAGTAATGCCCGTGGCCGACCCGGAATTATCCTCAGATATGCAGCGCATCCTTAAGGCCCAGGCGTTGAAGGAATTAAGTGGCCGTCCTGGCCTTAATGAAGTAGAGTTAACTCGTCGTTTAGTTCGCTCCATTAGACCCGATAACGTCGAAACAATCCTTCTCACAGATGGTCAAATCTCTGGGAAGGAGCCCACCCCCTGGCAGCCGCCCCCGCATCCGCAGCAGATTCTGGCCCAAGCAAAAGCTACCCGCCTTAACCAACAGGCGCAGGAAGCCACAGTTCGGCTAAAAATGGATATGGCCAAGTTACAACTGGAGATAACGGAGATACTTGGTCGTATCGAAAATACTAAGGCCGATTCTGTATTGAAGTTGGCTAAGGCTAAGGATGCGGCTGGAGCTGGGACTATTAAATTACTTGAAAAAGAACTGGACCTCATCGCTAATGAAGTGAAGAGTAAGACCGAAGTCTTGAAAACAATGATAGCCCAAATTGGAGGTGAACAACCTACCGACGTTACCTCCGACCAAGCAATGGGATTAGGCGAAGGAGGTGGCCCCGCTGAGGCCGCAAGCCCTATCCAAGCGAGGGCTAAAGGCGGCCCTGTTGAGGCCGGTAAGCCCTACATCGTTGGGGAAGAAGGGCCTGAAGTCATGGCCCCTGGTGGAGAGATGGGACCGTGGCAGCCTGCGTGGCAAGGTGTCGGTCAAACGAGGGCTGAGGCATTAAAGAAGAAAGGGATGGGGCCATTAACTGACCCCGAATCTTGGGTCTGGGCCGACTTGCCAGATCAGCCGATGGGCCGTGGTTTCAAGACTGGCGAACACTCTGATTGGTTAGATAAGAGGAATATAGAATCCTTCGTCGATGCGGCTCGGAGACATGGCGTTGACCCGTTGACGTTTACTGCTCTGGGAATATCGGAGAGTCATTTAGGGAATTTGTACCCCGAGAATCCTACGCAAGTAAACGCAAATGCTCATGAGTTGGCGCTGGCCAGATTATATGGACACATGGGAGGCCTTCCCGAAGCTGAACAGAATATTGACTACGGCGCTCGGTTGTTGAAGGCTGCCTATAATAAATACCCAAGTGACGAGCTGAGTGCAGCTCAGGCATACTCTGGCGAGGGCCGGAAGTTAGGTTATGGAGATCCGGAAGATTACTACTTCGGCAAGAAATTAAAGGATATTGACTTCTGGCGTGATAAACCCCAGGGCCGGAGATTATTAAGCGTCCGAGAACGGCTAAAGGAAAACCCAGACTTCATGGAAGTCTTTAATAGAGCCGTCAACAAGCCCGAAGCCGAAGTCTCCAGGACCGAACCTTGGTTGAAGAGTGTGGTTGAGGCTAATAAAGATAAGGACTTCGTCAGGCGAATCCTTAATCCGAAGGAGAGGATTAAGTTAACTCCTGACAAGTTCCAAATCCCCGAGGGACAAGATGTGTACGCTACGCATCTTATGTCATATTCTACTGTCCCTGGTGACACTCCTGGGGAGAATAAATTCTTAGTTTATCCTCAAGTAGTAAAGGGTAAGGATGGGTTGAAGGTACTTGGTGACGCCGAAGCCCTCCGGCACGCAGTGGAGACTGGTGAATTCATCCCCTTCGACAATGAATATGACGCTTACTGGTTTAGTACTGAATACAAGAAATTATTCCCTAAAGAAGAAAAAGAAAGAAAGGGTGACTGATGCTTCTCGAAAAGGAAATTGACATTGGCCCCGCTGAGTGGCAGATGTGGAAGAACCACCCTGTAACTCAAAAGGTGCTTAATGCTCTTCAAGATGAGAGAAGTATCATTGTCCAAGAATTGGCCTTTGGTCGGACCTTGGAGAAGCCATTCCAGGAAGTAAAAGAAACGGCTCTGGCTTCTGGTAAGGTTCAAGGATTAACCATTATTTTAGAGGACTTGGAGTTAGTACTCCAAGAACAATGGGAGGCAGCTGAAGAAAGGAGGAAGGAAGCAGGTGAAGAAAGTAGCGAATGATAGTGGTATTGTGGAACTGTGTGAGTATAAATGTTTAGTACTCCCGGACCCTGTCGAGGAAAAAACAACTGGTGGCCTTTTTAAGCCAGATATTGTAAGAGACAGGGAGAAATATCAAACCTGTAAGGCAACCTTCATCCTGGGCTCGGAGAATGCGTTTCGGGACTGGGGTGGATATATGCCCCAGCCGGGGGACCGAGTCTATGTCGCCGTGGCGTCTGGCATGATCCATGAAGGGCCTGACGGGAAACTATACCGGATTGTCAATGACAAGGATGTTATTGGCAGGCTGGCTGAGTAAATGCAAAGGATAAAGAAAGGAGTCTAAGAAAGATGGGCGAGGGAGCAGGAAACATTGAAGCGCAGGCAAGGAATATGGGCTGGTTGCCGCAGGAGGAATTCCGTGGCGCTCCAGAGAATTGGGTCCCGGCTGAGCAGTTCGTGAAGATGGCGGAGGAGAGTCTACCCCATGCGAAGGGCACGATTAAAACTATGCAGAAGACCATGATGGAGCAGGATCGTGTCATTCGAGATTTGAAGGACGACCTTAAGGATTTAGCCGCCTTCACCAAAGGGGCCGAACAACGGGCTTACGACAAGGCCTTGAAGGATCTCAAAGAAGAGCAAAAGAAGGCTGTCGAAGCGGGCGACATTCCGGCCTTTGAAAAGGCGACGGCAGACCTTGACGATTTAATTGCTCAACATCCAGCTGTGACCGGGAAGGAGAAGAAGGAAACTCCCCCTGCTGATGATTTAGATGCTCAGTATAAAAAATGGCTGGATGCCGAGCCTGGAGTCTTCGAGGCCTGGAAGACTGAGAACCCGTGGTTTACTGAAGATCCCGAAATGTGGGCCTTCGCCAATCAAGTGGACCAGTTCCTGCATCAACAGCATGGGCTCACTTTACCTCGGAGTGAACGACTCGCCGAGTTAACGAAGCGGGTGAAGAAGAAATTTCCGGGGTACTTCACTAACCAAGCAAAGAACACGGGTTCCCCTGTGGAAGGTGACACCGGAGGCTCGCCAAGTCGTGGTGATAAGGGGTATAATGATTTACCCGCTGAAGCCAAGGCCAAGTGCGACAAATGGAGCGGGAAAGATGGTAAAGGTGAGTCTGGCTCCATCCCCGGCTTTACTCGGGAAGATTTCCTGCGCAATTACAAGTGGTAAAGGAAGAAAGGGAGAAGGGTATGGCTGAAGAAGTTAAGAAAGCTGAACCGAAGGAAAAGGAAGAAGGGAAGAGCCAGCGCCAGAAAGATCTGGAGCAGCTCCGGAAGACTCGGATTCCGCCCGGCGTTGCTACGCCAAGTGCGGCTTATCCGAGTAGGCCTGGTTACAAGAGGCGTGTAGTGGCGGACCGTCCTGGGAGGCTTGAGAAGTTCCTCCGTGGAAGCTGGACATTTGTCAGCGAGGACGATCTGGATGAGCAAAACCCTGGACGCCTGAAGGCCGGGATGAGGGAAGGCCAAGACAGTCGTGTCAGCCAGGTAATCGGGAGTAACCGTGACAATTCTCCACTTGTGGGGTATCTCATGGAAATCCCCGAGGAACTGTATGACGAAGACCAGGCTGTAAAAATGGAACGAGTGGATGAACTGGAAGGGGCCCTTCGTCAAGGTATGGATGCTGACGGCAGTAGCCGACCCGGTGAAGATGGCCGCTATGTGCCTTCCCACACACCAATTAAGATTAAAAAAGGCCATTAACACGACGGCCTTCAGGAGCCTAAACTATGGCAAACAATGACTTCCCTGCTGGCTTACGCCCTGTCGGGCACCTTCTGGGTCTCGACTGGAGTGCCGGTGTCAGGCGCTGCTACATCCCTTCGACTGATGGCACTGCCGTCTTCGTCGGTGATCCAGTTGACCTGGCTGGTGCTGCGGACACCACTGCGGAAGCTCCCACAGTTGCACGGGCTACTGTCGGGGCCACCAATCCCATCTTTGGGGTCTGCGTTGGCTTCGAGCCGGACCAGGATGACCTCACGCTTAAACACCGTGTGGCCAGTACCAATCGGTATGCTCTGGTCTGCTGTGACCCGTTTGTAATCTACGAAATCCAGGGCTGCAGTGGCGCTGCAATCGGCGCTGCTTCCGTCGGCCTCAATGCGGTGCTTATTGCCACTCATGCTGGCAGCGCTGCAACTGGCCGCAGTGGCATTGAAATGGATTCGGGAGCTACAACCGCTCCGGCGTCTGATTCTACTTATCAACTCCTCATCCTGGGTGCAGTGCCCAGGCCGGACAACGACATTTCTGTCGTTAATGCCAAGTGGCATGTACTCATCACGCTTCATCGTCTGCTGCCGAACTATAGCCCGACTGATGCGGCTTACTTCGGCGCCAAGGGGGTGTAACTATGATTAATACTGGTTCAAACCCCAAGGCGATGTGGCCCGGCATCAATGCCTGGTTCGGTGCTCAGTACGCTGAGCATCAGGAACAGTGGCCTGAGTTGTTCAGCCGTGAGACTTCGGAAATGGCTTGGGAAGAAGACGTTCTCGTCTCCAGTTTTGGTCTTGCCCAGATTAAAGCCCAGGGCAAGGGCATCACTTACGAGGACGAGCTTCAAGGCTACGTGTCCCGGTATACTCACGTGGTCTATGCCCTGGGCTTCATTGTCTCCTGGGAAGAGCAGCTCAATAACCTCTACGAAGTCGTTGGCAAGCGCCGGTCCCAGCGCCTTGCGTTCTCTATGCGTCAGACCAAAGAATGGGTCGCAGCGAATGTCTACAACCGGGCCTTCAGTGGCTCCTACGTAGGCGGTGACGGTGTTGCATTTTGCAGTGCCAGCCATCCCACCGCTGCTGGCCTCCAGTCCAATGTCCCGACTACTCCTGTGGATATTTCGGAGACCGGGATTGAAGACCTCATGATCATGGTCATGACTGCGAAGAACGACAAAGGCCATCCCATCGGCCTGCTGGCCACCAAGTTGGTCGTGCCGCCTCAGTTGTTCTACGAAGCGAACCGGATCCTGGAATCGGTTCTTCAGAATGATACCGCCAACAATGCCATTAATGCCTTGAGAAGCACGGGCGCTTTGCCCCAGGGCATTAAGGTGAACAACTACCTCACGGACCCGGATAATTACTTTATCCGCACCAACTGTCCTGATGGGGCCAAGCTGTTCCAGCGGTATCCTATGACCTTCGACGAGGACAACGATTTCGATACCAAGAATGCGAAATATGCGGCCATCGACTATTACAGCTGCGGCTGGTCCGACTGGCGTACCACCTTCGGGTCCAATCCGGCGTAATCACTAACCTTATCGGGGGTGGGTTAGAGCCTGCCCCCGCTCTTTATCATTAAAGGAGCGATAAGAATGGCAAGATTTAAACCCTCCAGATGGACTTCAGGTATCGGGTTCCTTAAAGCTGGAATGGATCCGACTGTGGAAGGCCTCTCCCCCCGCATCTGGCACGATTGTCCTCTCCTTCAAATGCTCGTCGATCCTACCTTAGGCATTGTCGATGGAGACGACTTCGCCAAAGTGCAAGCTACGGGCTTTCCGTATCTCATCGCTGGCACCAACGGAACCTTTGCCGCAGTCCCTGCCGTTACACATGGGCAAGCGAAGCTGGCCACGGGTGGCGCAGACAATGATGAGTGCTACGTTACTACGAATAATAACGTGGCTGGCCTCATCAAAGCTGACGCTTCCAGCAAGTGGTGGTTTGAAGCTCGGGTAAAGTTGAGTCAAATCACCCTGGCCCAAGGCGTCTTCGTTGGGCTGGCCGAGGAAACTGGCGTTGGAGTAGACTTCATGACTGACAACACGATGGCCATGAAGGTGCTCGATTCCATTGGTTTCCAAATCCTTGCCGCAACCGATATTGCTGCGGTCTGGCAGACCATGATGCAGTTGAATGGGGGAGCCAGGGCCGCAATCGACGCCACCGCTCTGACCGGAACGACTTCCTTCGTTAAATTGGGGATGAAGTCTGAAGCTGGTACAGTGACCTTCTTCGGTAACGGCGTCCCGCTTACCACGCAGGTCTTGTCCAGTGCCACGAACTTCCCTCTCGACCAGGTGATGCAGGTTACCTTCGCCACCAAAGCTGGCCAAGGTACGGCTAACACCCTGACCCTCGACTGGTGGAGGGCAGCACAGCTGCGGTAGTCTTTATTAATTCTAAGATAAAGGGGCGTGAGATTAAGACCACGCCCCTTAGTTTGAGATAAGATATGGCACTTATAACGACTGGCAGCGTCCCTAAAGCATTAAAGGGCACGAGGCAAAAGAAGGCGAAAAAGCCAATCCAACGAAGGAAGAAGCGGTCCAGCGGCAATCCAACGGCAGTGCTGAAGAAGGCATTGAAGAACACTAAAAAATAATTATGTTACATTGTAACGGGATTCCTGGGAAAAGATGCCATACAGACCTGGTGATAATTGGGCCATCTGTGACCTGACTGGTAAAAAAGTCTTAATGAGTGACACTCGTAGGACTTGGGATGGTCTGCGAGTGTGGAAGGAGGTCTGGTATCCTAAACATCCGCAGTTATTCGTAAGAGCCATCCCAGAGAAATACATGGCCGTTCGAGATGCTCGGCCACGCCCACCTGACGAATATATTACAAACGCCTACCCCAGAGGCACGTTCTGCCTTGAAAGTCCAAATGGTGTCCACTGGACATTTATCGTAGAAGATGATGGTTCCCTGGTCCCGTATCAGATTACCGTAGGGACTCCAGCTAAGAGAGTGTATCTTGGTCAGTATTATTTAACTGTAGACGACGATGGTTCTTTATATGTAAACGGCGCTGCCCCAGGCCTGCCCTGGCACATGTGGTCAGTGAATGGCGTCCACTTCACCCTTACGGTAGATGATTCTGACCTTTCGTTGTTAGTAAGTGTATATGGTGTCCCGGACTATATGGAAGGTGTATTTACCTTAACTAGCCCCAATGGGACCAACTACATAATCTACATCGTAGATGATGGTGCTGCGAAAGCAGTGCCTGGAACCTGGGGTCCAGTCTCAACTCATTTCTTCCTTGATAATTATAAAATAGCAATATCGAATGACGGAGCGTTGTTAGCGTCTTTATCTGGAGAAGTCCATCCACCATCCCTACGTATGGTAAGCACGGGTGGATATGAATATATCTGGATGATAAACCCAGATGGGGCTGTTAAAGTGTATCGGGAAGGGCACTGGTGGGATGTACCAGTCCTAGTCTATGACAAACCTGTAGAACCTTACGATTTGGCTTATGCCGTGACTATGGGCGGACGCCACGTCTGGGTGGAGGAACCATAATGGCTTATACTTTAACAAATGGAGTACGACGGATTACTATTATCCCCTGGGGAGTGGTGCCTACGAGTATCTCCAATGCGAGTCCAGCTGTGGTTACTTACAATGGACACGGTCTGGAGACTGGTGATGTGGTTAGTTTCTCAGGGATCGTCCAGGCCAACTGGACAGCGTTGAATGGGAATTCTTATGTAGTAACGAAAATCAACGCCAACACCTTTTCCATCCCCGTAGATACTACGACCTTTGGCGCCTACTCTGATGTGACCGGGAAAGTGTATCAAGACTACGTCGGCAGTGTGCACTTCCCCAATGGCCTTCGGGTAACTGCATTCGACTTCCTCGGGAGTCAGGCAAATGATGTCCTCGTGGTGAGGAGGAATACCGCTACCGGACAGATCGTCCATAAGAGGGTCGATACGGGAGGTGGTGGTTATCAGAATGAAGTAGCCGCCGACCTCCCGCAGAAAATTAAACCCTACATCCAAATGGCTGAGTGCACCATTGGTGGTACTGTAGCCGACGCCCTCATTACAATCCAATTCGCTTAGCGAGGTGCCCTGTGAATCACTGGAGTGGTCAAGGACCATTAGCCCCAAGACGACCAGAGCACGTTGACGCTTACGTCTTGTCGGCAAGTGCGGCTAAGGCGATTACTGTACCGGCGGGAGCTAAGTGGGTGGTGTTCTCGGCCCCGCTTTCCATGAATTTCTTTGTTCGGTATAGTAATACACCCGCTACCATTCCAGGTGGTGATATCACAGATGGTAGCGCCTGCGAACAAAACCCAATAGCCCGCCTGATTGAGGGTGTCTCGAATATGAGCATTATCTCAGCCGACGCAGGTGTGGTCACGATTGCATATTATAAATAGGAGATAATAATATGGGAGACCCGAAAGTCAGTTGGGCTGAGTTAGCGAAGCAAGCTGGAATTGGGGCCACTATGCTTGAGGGGTTCAAGCTGGCCAAGGAAGTATTCCAGAATGTTATCGAGGCTCAGCGTGTGGTAAGTGTTATGACCGAGCGGCAGGAGCAGTTGTCTAAGGAATTAGATACGGCCCAAGCCGCCATTGAAAAAGCGAAGAAGGACGCTGAGGACATTACCATCCCCATCATGGAGGATGCCAGAGCGAAGGCTGCGGCAATCATCAGAGATGCTGAGCAAAAGGCCTCAGTCATTACGGCGGATGCCAGGAGAGAACTCGAAGTCCTTCAAGCTAACATTAATAAAGCCCAGGTTGCTGCTGATAAAGCTAAGGCGGACAAGGAACAGGCCGAGAAAAATCTGACCGAGGCCCGCCGGGAGCATAAGGCAGAACTGGACAAAATGGCAAAGGAGCAGGCTTCAGCAAGAACAGAGCTGGCCAAGACTACCAAAAACCTCGAACAGGCTACGGAGAAGCTGAAAAAGCTGAAAGCCAGCATAGCGGTAGACTAGCCGCTGAATTTCAAGGAGAATCAAAATGGAACAGAAGTTAAGCAAGATCAAGTGTTTCAGCCGGGTCCAGATCGTTAATGAGGACGGTTCCCTGGCGGGTGACTCCGGGTGGACTGGACCCAACCTTCTGACCAACCTGGGAGTCGAAAACTTCCTGGCAGGTGCTCTGGCCGGGAACGCTGGAAGCAAGCAGATTGCCTGGATGGCCCTGGGAACGGGGACGTTGGTGGCCTCGAATGGCACCACTCTACCTGGTGAGGTTATGTCGAGCACCAAGCGGCACTCCATCACCAGCAAAGTGTTCAGCTCCAGAACCCTTCAGGCCGGAAGTGGGACGCAGTATTTCTATGCAACATTTACTGCGGGGTTCCTCACTGGTGCTGGTGCGAACTTGAGTAACGTAGGTCTTTACGCTGCTTCCACGGAGAATGACACTCTGTTCTGCGGTAACACCTACACCAGCTCGGCCTGCGCCAGCAACCAAGCTGTTAACGTTACTTATCAAATCCAATTAGGATAAGGGGGTCCTATGGACAGAGTGCCTTTGGAAACGGCGGTTTTAGGGTGTGTCTTCTGTGGAGCATCTGAGGTGGTTACGGTTGTGCAGGGTTCTCCAGAAGGTAAAGTCTGTGGTTGGATCTTCGTGTGCAAAGAGCACTTGGAAGAAGCGGATGCTTTAGTAATTCTAAAGCCGGGGCCAGTCCAATGAGTATCCAAGATAAAACTGGCATTATGCTGGATATAGGGTGTGGGGAGAATAAACAGGAAGGGTTCGTGGGTCTGGATATGCGACCCCTGCCTGGAGTGGATATTGTCCATGACTTGGAAGTGTTCCCTTACCCCTTAGCGGATGAGTCTTGCCTTACTATCGTCGGTAGCCATATTATTGAACACATCAAACCATGGCTGACCATTGATTTCTTCAATGAGCTATGGCGCATTATGAAACCTGGGGGCCAGCTTGCCCTTGCCACTCCTTACGCTGGCTCCCCTGGCTACTGGCAAGACCCGACTCACTGTAATCCGTTTAACGAGGCTACTTTCCAGTATTTCGATCCGGCCTATCCGCTTTATCAAGTCTACAAACCCATGCCTTGGACAATTGAGAAGGGATTTCCGGTGTGGCAGATGGGTGGGCAGCTGGAAATTATGATGAGGAAGACTGCCAGACTGGAGGAAGTATGACTAAGGAATTCAAGAATGGCGATACGATTACTTATGAAAAGTGTGAACGCTGTGGGGAGTATCACTTCATCCACGAAACCTGTCCCCCGCCACCGCTTGGGATTAATGTGTCGGAGAAAACTGGATCAAAGGAGAAGATAGGATGAAGCCCAAGCGTGATAAGATGAAGCCACTTCAGAAAGGCTACTACGGCAAGATGGTGGATAATGGGCGTAGTCCGACTAATCGTATTATGATTGGTATTCCTATGACCGGAATTCTCCGTGCCGAGTGGGTGCTGGCACGGTATGGGCAGATTATCCCCACCAACTGGTCCACGGCAGATTGTGTCATGTGGCTGGATCAGTATTCGCCGCTGCGTTTCTCCGTAGCCGATGCTCGAAACTTAATTGTCCAAGAGGCTGTAACCAAGGATTTCGAGTGGTTATTCTTTATTGACCACGATACCATCCTGCCGCCGACTACCCTGCTTCGGATGAAT